AGGATATCGAGTCGGACTGCCCGTACCTGTATGAGGGTGTATTTCCCAGTGGTGCACTAGAACGGGTGGACTTGAGGGGCTACTCTGATGACAAACTAGAGGAAACCTTCCCTCACCACGGAGCATCTCAGAAATCGCGACAGATACAACGATTACATCTTGGTGACGTGATACTGGTACTCAGAGAGGATAGGGAGTGGGTAGCTGACTTTCTCTCAGCTAACGTCGGAGGGGATAACACTATGATTAAAAACGCGCTACTGTGGCTCGAGACTCTGTCGGGGCGTCAACGCGATCTAGCGATGAGCTGGACGGTCTGGCGGAGGGAGGTAACGGCTGCGCGCGCCGCGTTAAAGAAATTGTCCTCGCACGTTAAGGGGGGGTACTGGCCGAGTGGGCGGCCGCTCTGGGCTGCTGAGCTTGGTAACCTAGCTGGATACCAACTGGTTGCAAACGCAGTAATAGAAGAAGAGACCCTGCTATCTAAGGCTGAAGACCTGGTGATGGGAAAGAATCATTCCCCTCGTGTAGGTGAAGCTTTGTGGCCACAGAGCTACGCCGAAGTATCCAGAGAAGCGACTTCTATACCTAACAGTTGGGAGGTCCCAGAACCCGTCTCGCTCGAAGAGTACATTAGGACCGGGGATTGGCCGACCTCCGGCGCAAGCGATAGAGGGAAGGTGGTGGTCACCATCGAAGAGAGGGACAGGGATGGCAGTAAAGTCGAAGATACTGTGAAAATAAAACCACACAAGAATATGCTAAGATCAGTTCTGAAGTATAGCGATGTATCACGATCAGTGGAGTCTAGACCACCAAGATTCGACAAGGCACTGATGAAGGCTGAGAGGATGAAGTATCGTCTAGTGATAATGTGCGCACTCGAGGGTTATCTGGTGGCAAGCTGGCTGACCCATTTGACGGGTGCGCCCTATTGTGTGTGGAAGTGGGGTACGCTGCAAGAATCCTCCGACCGCAATATGGAGCGGTTTAGAGAAGTGTATCAGAGGCTGGGACGGAGTTGGGCTGAGGATTTCGACTTCAAGGGGATGGATAATCAGCCTAGGGCAACTGATCTCTCTCTGTTTTCGGATTCGGATAAGGCGTGGCTCGCCGACCGGGGGTACGATGCGCTGGGGACCACCAGTTGGCGCAACTTTCTGAATACACAACTGGGAGAGAGACGGGTGCATGTGGGGAAGCGGAAGGAAGCACGAGGAACGTATGGTATCCTATCTGGGGACAGAGACACATCAAGACAGGGGTTGGGGAAGAACTTGACAGAGACGCGAATAGCGATTAAAGCAGTCAACCATCTGCTCACGGGTGACTGGAAGATACCCGACTCGGTAGGCGAGTTTGATGTGGGGGCTTTGGGTGACGATCATTATTCACTCGGGACCGAGTTAGAGTCACAGTTGAGACTGATAGCGATGGAGGGGGCGGGGGCCACACCGAGTGAGGATAATGCCGTGTACCGAGGAGCGAGTGAGTATTTAAGGAAATTTGTGTCACGGGAGTGGAACGTAGAAAAGGGGGAGAGGGAAGGATTTATACAGGGCTATTCTGCTCGCGCGATATCTGCGATAACGACGCGCGGGCCGACGCAAAACGATCCGTCGGACGACGCGGATGTGTTGGGTACCATATTGGGAGCGGTGAGACTGACAAATGTGAGGTCACCAGCTGGGTCTATATCGGCCGACGCGGTAGCGAGGGTGTACTGTAAGGCTAAGGGGATAGACCCAGAAATGGCCTACGTACCAAGATGGGCTGGAGGGATGGGAGTAATAGTAGGGAGGAAGAGGTACTCTAGATACACGGGACCGGAACCGGGTTTCAATCCCGGAAAGGTAACCACGGACGCGAACTCGGAGTGGGAGAGGGACGTGATGAACGGCAAACTGAACGAACTTGGTGTCGTTGCAACCGAACAGGAGTTAGTAAAGTGGCAGGAGGCGAAGGTAAACACCACCTTAGTGGAGTCTGCCATAGCAGGGGTGACAGCGAAGTTGAGGAGAAATAATCGTGAACAGTATAAAAAGAGGCGATATAATGAGCTCGAGACGGAATATAGAGATGTGGTGATAAGAGGGTTTGACGCTCACTTGGACTACATGAGGGACGGGGTGCCGAGAGCTCCCGGCGCCAAGGACTTGTACTGGGGGAGGTGGTCACATGCTAGAGGGAAAATAAACGTGTTGATGGACTGGGGAAAGGTGGTGGGATGGAGTCTCAAGGAGGTTCTGGATAAGGTTGGGGTCGGTATCGAGGGTGTCAAGGTGGTTTCTACTAAACTGAAGTTGCGCCAGAGAGACGCCTTGGACCACTTGATGGGGGTCAAGTATTGGCCATCGAAGTGGACGGGTGCCGGAGACGTAGAGACGGTGGCCGGTGTTTTTGAGTCGAGGTTTTTTCCGCCAACGATAGAAGAAAACGTTGTGAGGTCTGGGAAAGTTTCAAGATGGATGATCAATGAACTATATGTAGATTTTTGGACACAGGTGGAGTCGACGAGATGGTGGAAGAGTGTAATATACAAGATGCGGGCGTAAGCACTGAGCTGTCGCCTATGTAAATAACAATGCAAACATGTAAATAAAGACTGGGTACTAATTATTGTAGCCTTCTTACCCTGCGGTAGGTTAACTC